TTCCGCATCACTGTCTTCGGAACGTGCCAACTGAGCCTGTGCGTCCCGCAGTAAGTAAGTAGGAACTAAACCGTAATACTTAGTTAGGCGTACTTTATCATCCGAATACGTTGTTAGGTCTTGGTCAGGCTCAATGTCAAAGTCCGGTGCTGCTGTGCCGATGTGACACTTCTTGTAGACTCCAGTCTCCTGTAGCTGCTCTACGGTGTGTGCGGAGACAAACTCATCCACAGCCACACCCAAAGATTCATCCACATTTGTAGCAACGGGGTCAATTAGGAAGTTCTGAGGCATTACGGGACGTAGGCTAACCACAGTCCTGTCAGTAATGTTTACCCCTACAGCAGTCAAGTCTCCACCCATAATAGGCTGGGTGGCTGGTTTCATTTCTTTTTCTTCGGAGATAACAACTTCAGCGACCCCTGTACCAAAGACAGCGGAATTGATAAGGCACTCCGCAACGGCCTTCCTAACTTTAGTCTTCTCAAAGTCTTGATGCAGATGAGTACGGAGATATACAATGTCAGCTTTGTCAGGGTCATTAGAATCATCCCTGATGTCAAAGAATTTACCTCTACCAAATGTCGCTTCTTCAATCTCTGCAACGGAACTCTCCACTGCTTGTTGTAGGGCTGGGCTAATAATCTTAGACCTTTCGGACTCTCTGGTTACATCTTCCTGTGCCCAGATACCCCTCCAAAGTCTGTAGTATTCATCAAACTTTTGTGCGTAGTTGGCTTCAAAGTGATCCCGCCAATCATCACATTTAGTGATAACCCAGTCTTCAAGAGCTTCTTGAATCATTAGGGGTTTGCTGTCTTCGTTGTAATCTTCCATATTTTAATATCCTGCTACGGAGTCTAAAGTCTCAAATTCGTCGTACTGCTCAAAGTCCCCAGCGTAAGCAACCTTTGCTAACTGGTCTATGTAGGCTAAAGCGTCCACTAAGTCGTCATGAGTCAGTGGGTCTGGAAACTGAAATAGTTCGTCCAAAAAGCGACTGTTCCACTCTCCTTTACTGAGACTTACAATACCATTCTCAAACCTGCCCTGTAAGGCCCACATGATTCTGTCAGTCTTCTTTTGGTTGCCATGGGACAACTCTTCCACTCTAAAAAAGAAACCGTTACGCTTCATCATGTCCACTAAGGGAGACATAACCGCCTGTTTAGCGATACCTCTCTCAATACCTACACTGATGGGCTTATAGTCCCTAACGGCCTGAAAGATCTTCTGAGCAGTCTCCTCTAAAGTCCACCTACCGTATATAATATTCTCTACGTACCAACCGTCTTCATTTACAAAGACAACTGCAATGGCTGTATTATCAAGACGACTATTCTTAGACTTCTTTTTAGTTACGTCCTGAAACCCCGCCAAATCCACAGCTATGTAACAGTCAAAGTATTCCGGTCTACTGTCGGCAAACTGTACCCAGTCCTCCTTAAACATCTCGGAGCCTTTAGCCTCAAAGGAGGCCATAAACTCCTGTCTAAAGGCATAACTGGACATTGACTTTTTAGCTGTATTTATCTCCTCATCGTCCAACAGAGGGTTATCGTAGCTGGTAAAGTGCCATGCTTTGTAAGACACATCATCACTTAGATCTGCATATTTGTACAGATCATAGAAGTGATTACGTCCCATAGGCGTACCTATGAACAAGGCATGACCCTTTTGGTCAGCCAGAGCAGGTCTTAAGATTTGTTCCCATACGTCAGGTTTAATGTCTGCGTATTCATCCAAGACTAAAAACTTTAGGGAGACACCCCGCATTGTCTCCGGTCTATCTCCACCTTTGAGGCTTATTGTAGCCCCATTGACTAACTTTATTTGTAAATTATTAATGTGACTGGTGGCTATTACGGGATGCCCCAAGTCCATTAAAGTTTCCCACATAATGTCTCTGGCTTGGCCCTGAGTTGGGGCCACATAGAAGACAGTCCCTCTGTTAGTCTGTAAAGCATTAACAATTAACAACCATGCCGCTAAACGAGACTTACCTGTACGTCTACCTGCTGCTACTATCTTAAAGCGTGTAGGGTCTTCCCAGACTTGCTGTTGCCATGGTAGCAGCGATATGTTAAGTTCAGACACTAATAAGACCAAACAACGGGTACGGACTTACGATCATCTACGTGTATAAACGTATTGGCAACACCTATGCCCCCAAAGCCCATTTCCATTGCATTTTTTATAATTACATACTTCTGATTACCGTCTGCTACAGCAATGTCCGCAGCTATACCTAAGACATGCTGACCTACTTTCTTTTTCTTAGCTTCAACACTGTGGGTTCTGTCTCTATAGCCACTGGTGATTGTGAAGGGAAAACCACACTTCTCTCTAAGCTCATCCAAACGGTGTATAAAAGCTATGGACATAGCATTGTTACCTGTCTCTTGACAGTTAAACTCCTCATAAGTAAAATATTTAAATTCATTACTCATGTTCTGTGTATTCCCCTTCTACTATGTTAGGATTGTCGGTGATGGTTGTTTCAGTGCCTACGCCTGTGATGTTGATTGATATGGAAGACCTACCCCCATTAAGCTTATCCTTTTCAAAATAGCTTATGGGTAACATTCTATCCATCATTAGCTTCCAAGCTGCTGCTTGATGTTTGTGATCGTCGTCTAAAGCAGCGTTCATAATACTGTCTAAGACTTTCTGTGACTTAGGGGATGCTAACATACGAGCTTTGTACTCATTAATGATAGCTGCGTCACCTTTGGGTCTACCTACTGCATTCCTATGTCCCTTCTTATTGGACATAACTTCGGACTTCTTAGGTCTACCTCTTTTTTTAGGTAAATTACCTTCGGACATAAGTATTGCCTTTAGCCGCACCTGCGGCGCTTATATAAGATACTTAAGGATACCTAAGGCAGCGTTAGGATATTTCTTTATTTTATTTCTTTAAAGTCTTATTCTTAATCTGCTTTAGTTTACCTGTATATTATAGCATATTTTTTACTAAAAGTCAACCCCTTTAGGCTACTTTTAGCTAAAATATTGTCTTACCATGTCTTCCATTGGCCCACCTTTTACTTTTATTGGCTGCTATTGGTAAAATCTATTGATTTCAAGCAGATGATTCATTGAATAAATCATTAATTATTCACTTTAAGGACCCAAAATGCTACTTTTTTGTGTCTATTGGGGTACTACTAATTATAGCCAGAGGCCAGCCCCCTCCCCGCCCCTGAAAACACGGGCCCTTTGGTACTATTGGCACACTTCTTGCATGCCTAAAGTTGGCACGGATCTTGCATGGCCCCTAAGGTTGGCATAGTCCTTGCATGTCTAGCAAGAAGCATGCCATTGGGGCCATTGGCACACCATTTGCAAGTGTGAGGGGAGCATTGGGAGCCTATGGCAACCATTGGCCCTATCACAGATTGGCAACGATTGGAAGACCTACAGACTACTATAAGTCTTATTTATGGTGCGTTATATAGTTTAAATAAATCTTGATTTCCTATGGACAGTTGATCCTATAGCGATATAATAGGCCCAACAACAACGCAAACAGCAGTGCGAAACACTGTACAAACATACAGCAACAGGAGACACACAAGATGACAACACTAGAACAGAAGATCATAGCGGCCAAAGCAATCAGACGCAGCTTTAACGACGCCCAGCGAAGTTTGCTTAAGGATTCATTCATGAGCGACGAATATTTAATAGAGCGCCTTAGAGAGGCTCAGGATCAATACAAATGCTTTCGCATGCTAGTAGATGAAATCAGAGAGGAGGACGCAGATGCTTACAATAGAGAGCTAGTAGGCATCTAAGACACCACAGCTCTGCCCATGTTGACAACGTGGGCTTTGCTATAGTATCTTCGCAATTCACAACACAGGAGGCGACACAGTGGAACAAATTTTTGAGCTTGTAGCGGTATTAGGTCTATTTCTTTGGATGCCTGTATTCACACTGTTAGCGGTTCAAGTGGCTGACAACCATTACAACAAACACAAAGATCACTAAAAAGGAGCAACACAAGATGAGAAAGATAGAATTACAGATGAACAGAGCCATTGCCAACGGTGACAACTGGAGCAACGGCAACACTATGGTAACGTCTCACAATAACGGTATGTCTGAGGTATTCCTGCATGGGCATCATATAGCGCGTGTGTGGCGCTTTGGTGACGACGTACAGGTAGCCACAGAAACCCTAAAAGACTGGCCTACACGCACCACAATGAGCCGCCTACGTGCCTTAGGTGCTGACGTATGCACTCGTAAAGGTGTTGTGCTGTTAGACGGTAAGGAGGTAGCGTAGCATGACAAAGGCTAGACTATACAGAACAGTAGCACTTGACGCATTGCTGTCCTTCGTAGGATCTTCAGCAATCTTTGGGGTCATCATAGCAGTAGAGGTGTTAATACTATGAAAACGGACGATTTATACCTTGACAGCGCTTTTGGTGACTGGTTGAAGCAATGCCCTATCAACGTAGAGCACAACTACAGCGAGCTTAGTGTAGACCTACACGGTACAAGGGTTGAGGTTTGCTTCAGCATACCGGACGAAGAAACCTAAAATAAACCTTGACAGGTTCAGAGACAACCAGTAAAATCTACCTAAGGTATCTTTAGAATATATTCTATAGATAATATACTAAAGGATACCTAAGGTAGCCTAAGGAGGCGTAAAGCATGGAAATCATAGGGATATTGTTCTTGTATGTCTTTTATAGGGCAGTCACAAGCGAGCGTAGGTCACTGGAAAGACAGCGCAAAGTAGCAGAGAGATACGAAAAAGAATCACGGGAGACTTGGAAAAATGACTAACAACCCAAAACTAACACGCAAAGAGGTCTTAAAGTTGTTCGTCGGCCTGTACGATTTCAGAGAGTCTGAGTCTACCCTGACGGAAGAACAGTCTAAAACCTTGCTGCATGCAATGGACATTTTAAACACAGCTCAAAGAGAGCGTATGATAGCGGAGGAAGACTTCTTGTATGATTATCATAGAGGGTAGAGAGTTCGGAATGTCTCAGCGTAGAGAGGCTGTAGCCTTCTTAGAGGGCATCTTGCTTGACTTAGACCGGCACGCTATGGTTATCATAGACGATCACGGTTTACTTTTAGACCATCACGAACAATTGCAGGAGATTTTAGACAATGAGCCGAAATTCTATGTTCACTAGCAAACGCACCCAACCCTATACGATATGGGAAAGTGTCCCCAAAGCTGACTGGTTGCCTAAAGGTGGTCTAAGCTGGACTAACAGAGGCACGTTTAGAGCTGCCAATGCCTACTCTGCCATTGAACAAGCAGCCGAGAGTGGTTACTATGTCAAAGCAGGGGACAAGGTTTCAACAACCATAGGGCCCGAGATCATTATAAAACTGGAAGCTACACAATGAATTTATTCTACGTACACGAAGACCCAAAGAAAGCAGCACAAAGCCTATGTGATAAACACGTTGTTAAAATGATCTTAGAGACTGCCCAGATGCTTAGTACCGCTCACAGGCTCTCAGACACGCCACAAGCGCCTTTTGTCTACAAGATGACCCATAAGAACCACCCAAGCACAAAGTGGCTCAGATCGTCTCAGATTGCCTACAAATGGGGTTTAGATCATCTACAAGAGTTATTTACAGAATATACGCATAGATACGGCAAGATTCACAAGACAGAGCGAGAAAAGCTAGAGCACCTCAAGGTTATACCCAAAGATCTGCCAGAACTGCCGTTTATAGACCCTCCGCAGTGCATGTACGACGAATGTAGAGGACTTGACACCATCATAGCCTATCGGTCATACTATAGGACTAGACGCACAGAGATTGACATGAGATGGACAAACAGGGAGATACCAGCATGGCTTTAAAAAGCGACACAGTAACAATTGATTTAGACGCAGACTTTATTCTTCAGGCTTACACAAGGGACTATGTTTGTATAGACGGTGTACATAAAGTTTCTGATGAGAAAAGGATTCTTGGCTGTTTCACTACTTTCAGGGACTATGATGACCCAGAAGAACACCTCAGAGAGATGCTAAACCTCAGAGATTCCCTTCTCGCAGCGTATGCGTATTATCCTGACGGAGACGTGACTGTGGAGCTAACTGTAAAAGACGAACTGGTGAACGGATGAACATATTTAAGAGGCTCTACAGGTTCATACATGACGTATTTGTAGACATAGCAGAGGGTAATGTGACTGAAGACGACTTTGATCTCATCTTTTGGACTGCAATGGTGGTCTGGTGCATCTTCATTGTCATCATGTTTTCAACCTTTGACCCACCATTACAACCCATAGGAGTTATGTAACATGGAAGTACAACTATTAGACATCATGGGGTCAGACCTAACGGTCGTTAATGCTGCCAGAGTGTCTTTTTCTGCTGAGTCAGACGAGTTTGGTAGTAGAGACAAGAAGCTGATTAGATATCTGGCTAACCATAACCATTGGACACCCTTTGGACACGTACAGGTTCAATTCAGGGTCAAAGCACCTGTGTTTGTCGCTAGGCAACTGGTGAAGCATCAAGTTGGCTTGGTTTGGAATGAGATTAGCCGTAGGTACGTAGACTTTTTACCTACTTTCCATCAACCGGAAGCATGGCGTAAACGTGCGGACAACAAGAAGCAAGGGTCATCGGATGAGTCCTTTACAGGCCCCGACGGTGAAAGATTTGATATGAGATACAAAGACTTGATGGATAAAGCTGAAGCTGTTTATGATAACATGATAGCCAGTGGTGTAGCCCCAGAGCAAGCCCGTATGGTTTTACCTCAATCAATGATGACTGAGTGGTACTGGACTGGCTCTTTGGCAGCCTTTGCCCGTGTTGTCCAGCAAAGGATATCCAGTGATGCACAGTACGAGTGCCAAATAATTGCACAAAAGATAGATCAAGCACTTGCAATAGCAGACGAAGTAAGCTACTCTTGGGCATGTCTAACTGAAAGGGAATAATCATGAACAAAGAAGATATGGACTTGACAAGCCCTGTGGAGGGTTACATGTCACTGGAACACCAAAAGAAGATGGCCTCTGAGTTAGCCTACGATGAGCTACACAGCTTGAGGTTTAACGAGCTTCACGCTATGCTGAGGGACTTTTTGATGCAAAAGTACCGCTCAATG